CAGGGTTTGATCATTGCTTTGCCAAAAGAAGAAAACGTATACGCTTTTGATTCTGGTACGTGGGAGCATAGAGAATATCCTAAAGAACTTGAAAAAATAAAAACAGTATTTGACTGGAAAGAATATCCACCTGAGTTTCAAGAAAAATGGTACGATTATATTGATAATGAGTTTAAATTAAGAGACGAAGGCTTTTGGTTTAACAACAAAGGTAAACCAACTTATATAACTGGAACTCATTACATGTACCTACAATGGAGTAAAATAGATGTAGGTAAACCGGATTATCGTGAAGCTAATAGGTTGTTTTATATATTTTGGGAGGCTTGTAAAGCTGATAACAGATGTTACGGTATGTGTTATCTTAAAAACCGTCGATCTGGTTTTTCATTTATGGCTTCAGGCGAAGTGGTTAATTTAGCCACAATATCTAGTGATAGTCGTTATGGTATATTATCTAAGTCTGGACCTGACGCTAAAAAAATGTTTACAGATAAGGTTGTACCAATATCAGTTAACTATCCTTTCTTTTTTAAACCAATACAGGACGGTATGGATCGTCCAAAAACAGAATTAGCTTATCGTGTACCAGCATCTAAATTTACAAGACGTAAATTAGATGTTAACGAAAAAGCAGAAGACATAGAAGGTCTTGACACAACTATCGACTGGAAAAACACTGGTGACAACTCTTATGACGGTGAAAAACTTAAGTTGTTGGTACATGATGAAAGTGGTAAATGGGAAAGGCCAAACAATATATTAAATAACTGGCGCGTAACTAAAACTACACTTAGACTTGGTTCTAGAATTATCGGTAAGTGTATGATGGGTAGTACGTCAAATGCTTTAGATAAAGGTGGAGATAACTTCAAAAAACTATACTACGATTCAGACGTTACTAAACGCAACGCCAATGGACAGACTCGCTCGGGACTATATTCTTTGTTCATACCTATGGAATGGAACTACGAAGGATACATTGATTCTTATGGAACACCTGTATTTGATACACCAACAGAACCAGTCAAAGCCCCAGATGGATCATTAATAGACATTGGTGTAATTGATTATTGGCAAAACGAAGTTGATGGTTTAAAGCAAGATCAAGACGCTTTAAATGAATTTTATCGTCAGTTTCCTCGCACAGAGCAACATGCTTTTAGAGATGAAACAAAACAATCCTTATTTAATCTCACAAAAATATACGAACAAATTGATTACAACGATGATTCTTCTAGTAATTCAATGGTAACAACTGGAAGTTTTCAGTGGGAAAATGGAATAAAAGATACTCGTGTTATATTTGTACCACACAAAGATGGTAGATTTAAAATAAGTTGGGTTCCACCTAAACATTTGCAAAACCGAGTGATAATAAAAAATGGCACTAAATATCCTGGAAATGAACACTGTGGTGCTTTTGGATGTGACCCTTACGATATATCAGGAACAGTAGATGGAAGAGGATCAAACGGATCTCTTCACGGTCTTACTAAGTTTTCAATGGAAGACGTTCCGCCAAGTATGTTTTTTTTAGAATATATATCAAGACCACAAACTGCTGAAATATTTTTTGAAGACGTATTAATGGCTTGTGTGTTTTATGGTATGCCAATACTTGCTGAAAATAACAAACCAAGACTCTTATATCATTTTAAAAGAAGAGGTTATCGTGGTTATTCAATGAATAGACCAGATAGAGTTTGGAATAAATTATCATCAACAGAAAGAGAAATTGGTGGTATACCAAACACGAGCGAAGACATTAAACAAGCACATGCCGCTGCTATTGAAACATACATAGAAAATTATATTGGCTTTAGAAATCCAGGTTATGGTGATATGTATTTTCAAACAACACTAGAAGACTGGGCAAAATTTAACATAAACAATAGAACAAAGCACGATGCTTCAATTAGTTCTGGACTTGCGATAATGGCTTGTAACAAACATTTATATGTGCCTGTTGCTCCTGTTAAAAAAGAAGTTTACAATTTAGGATTTAAAAGATATGACAACAAGGGTCTTGTGTCAAAAATGATAAAATAAATGAAGGTATACACAAATACTAATAGTTCTTTTCCTAACCAAGTTGTTAGTGACGCTGAAAAAGCTAGCTACGACTATGGTTTGCAAGTGTCAAGAGCGATAGAGCAAGAGTGGTTTGATCAAGGAAGAACAAATCAAAACCGCTATCAAACTAATTGGAATAATTTCCATCAGTTAAGACTGTATGCTAGAGGAGAACAATCTGTGCAAAAATATAAAGATGAGTTATCTATAAACGGTGATTTATCTTATTTAAACTTAGATTGGAAACCAGTACCAGTAATTTCTAAGTTTGTAGACATCGTTGTAAATGGAGTATCTCAAAGAACTCACGAGGTGAAAGCGTTTGCTCAAGATCCTGAGTCTTTGAAAAAAAGAACAGAATACGCTGACAGGTTGCTAACAGATATGTATGCCAAACCTTATATAGAAAAAATGCAGCAAGCTGTAGGTTTGGATATTAGTAGATCTAACGTTCCTTTGGCTGAGCTTCCTGCAAACAAAGAAGAGCTAGAGGTTCATATGCAACTTAACTATAAGCAATCTATAGAAATAGCTGAAGAAGAGGTTATTTCAAATTTTTTAAATAAAAACAAATACGAACAAACATTAAAAAGATTAAATTATGATTTAACTGTTTTAGGTATTGGAGCAGTTAAAACTAATTTTAATCCTTCTAATGGAATTACAGTAGAATATGTTGATCCAGCGTATATGGTGTATTCATATACTGAAGATCCGAACTTTGAAGACATATATTATGTTGGCGAAGTAAAAGCTATTACAATACCTGAGTTAAAAAAACAATTCCCATATATTTCAGAAGAAGAATTATATGAAATTCAGCAAATGCCAGGAAACAGGCAATATATAACTGGATGGGGTAATTATGATGATAACACTGTTCAGGTTTTATATTTTGAATATAAAACATATATGAATCAGGTTTTTAAAATTAAAAAAACTGATACTGGTCTAGAAAAAGCTTTAGAAAAAACAGATGAGTTCAATCCTCCACCAAACGACAATTTTGAGCGGGTATATAGAACAATAGAAGTTTTATATTCAGGAGCTAAAGTAATGGGTACTAACACTATGTTAAAATGGGAGTTAGCTGAAAATATGACTCGTCCTTTTGCTGATACAACTAAGGTTGTGATGAATTATAATATTTGTGCTCCTAGATTATATAAAGGTCGCATAGATTCTCTTGTTAGTAGAATAACTGGTTTTGCTGATATGATTCAGTTAACACATTTAAAACTACAGCAAGTAATGTCTAGAGTTATTCCAGATGGTGTGTTTTTAGATATGGATGGATTAGCTGAGGTTGATCTTGGAAATGGAACAACATACAATCCAGCTGAGGCCTTAAATATGTATTTCCAAACTGGTAGTATTGTTGGGCGCTCACTTACTCAAGATGGAGATTTAAATAGAGGAAAAGTACCGGTACAAGAATTAACATCATCATCTGGTCAAGCTAAAATTCAATCATTAATACAAACATATCAGTATTATTTACAAATGATACGTGATGTAACAGGGCTTAACGAAGCTCGTGATGGTAGCAATCCAGACAAAGACGCATTACTTGGTCTTCAAAAAATGGCTGCAAACGCTTCAAACGTAGCAACCCGACACATAGTTCAAGCTAGCGATTATTTAACACTTCGCACATGTGAAAATATATCTTTAAAAGTAGCAGACGTTCTATATCATCCTTTAACGAAAAACTCTTTAATGCAGAGTATATCTGTGTTTAATAGCGCAGTGTTAAAAGAAATAGAAAATTTAAACTTGCATGATTTTGGGATATATTTAGAACTAGAACCCGAAGAAGAAGATAAAGCTCAGTTAGAACAAAACATACAAATAGCTTTAAAAACTGGAAACATAGATTTGGACGATGTTATTGATATAAGGGAAATAAAAAATATCAAACTTGCAAACGAATTGTTAAAGCTAAGAAAAAAGAAAAAAGCAGAAGCAGCTCAACAAGCACAAATGCAAAACATTCAAGCTCAAGCTCAAGCAAATGCTGAGGCTAGTGAAAAATCTGCTATGGCTGAAGTTCAAAAACAACAAGCGCTTACACAGGAAAAAGTAACTATTGAACAAGCTAAGTCTCAATTTGAAATACAGAGACTACAAACTGAAGCGCAGATTAAAAAAGAGTTAATGGCTATGGAGTTTCAATATAACATGCAGTTGGCTGAAGCTAGAGCTAAAGCTGAAAAAGCAAATCTAGATTCTGTTGAGGAAAGAAAAGATAAAAGAATTAAAATGCAAGGAACTCAACAAAGTGAGTTAATTGATCAAAGAAAAAATGACACATTACCTAGAAACTTTGAGTCAGCTGGTAATGATGTGTTAGGTGGGTTTAATCTAGAACAGTTTTCCCCAAAATAAAAACTATTAATTAATTATATATTATTTTATTATGTCAACAGAAGTAAAACAAGAAGGTGATTTCAAAATGAAAAAACCTAAAGCAAAACAACTAGGCTCTTTTAATGACGCGCCTATTAAAGTAGATTTAACTAAAAAACAAGAAGATGCCGTTCCAGAACAAAAACCAGAGAGCAGCGTGTTGGAGTCAGTGGACAAAAGCAAAGAAGCTGGGCAAGAAGCCAAAGTGGAACTGCAAAGCGTGGGAGAAGAAAACAAAGAAGAAGCTCAAATAATTCAAGAAATAACTGAAGAAGAAGTACAAGAAAAATCAGAAAAACTTGTAGATCAGTTTAATGACGCTATAGATGTACAACAACAAACAGGTAAACCTCTTCCTGAAAATATTGAAAAGCTTGTTTCTTTTATGGAAGAGACAGGTGGTACTGTAGAAGACTATGTTCGTTTAAATAGAGATTATTCAAATGTAAATGAACAATTATTGCTACGTGAATATTACTCTAAAACAAAACCTTATTTAGACACCGAAGACGTAAATCTTTTACTAGAAGATTTCTCTTGGGACGAAACACTAGATGATGAGCGAGACATCAGAAAGAAAAAACTCGCATTTAAAGAAGAAGTTGGAAAAGCTAGAAACTTTTTGGATGACTTA